ATCTCTTGAAGAGAAAGGGATGAGTCAAAAGCAACTTGCTGGTGAGATTGGAATAAGTCCATCGCGTGTGAATGACTATATTTCTGGACGTTCGGAACCGACCCTCAAAATTGCGAGGTTGCTATGTCGAGTTTTGAATATTCCTCCTGCTGCAATGTTGGGTTTCTGATTAGTTCATAAGAAGAATATTTAGGCGTGATTCCATTCGGTTTCACGCCTTTTTTATATCATTTTACGACAATCGTTTCATTGTCGTGTATCACCTATCTGATAATTTTTCACCTTCTTTATAAATAACGAAATTTACCGTAGAAATTTATAAATCAAATTCATACGGTATGACAATCTTAGAACAAATCTTAGCAGGGCTACAACAGAAATTCGCTGGGGTGGACACTGCTATTCTTACCCGCATTGCCACTAAGAAGGCAGAGGGTGTAACGGACGAGACAAAGGTAAACTCCATTGTTGAGGGTATCAGTTTTTCGGACGTGCTTAATTCCTATGGTGATTTCCGTGCCGGGGATGCTTCCAAGACCGCAGTTTCCAACTACGAAAAGAAGCATAACCTTAAAGACGGTAAGCCAATCGAGACTACCACAACCACCAAAACGGAAGAGAATAAAGACGATGTGCCTGCATGGGCGCAAGCTTTAATTGACTCCAACAAGAACCTTTCTGATAAGCTAACACAGTTTGAAACGGAAAAGGCTCAAGCAACACGTAGCCAGCAGATTTTGGCAAAGGCAAAGGAGTATGGTATTCCCGAAAACTACGCCAAACGATGCGCCATTAAGGACGATGAGGACTTGGATGCATACTTCAAGGACTTGAAGCAGGAGTTCGCAAATGACGGCTTCAAAGGCGTGACCCCTCCCGAATCAGCGGAAGAGAAGATTGAGAAAGAATCTGAATCTATCGCTAAGATGATTGACGAGGGAACGAAAACTATTGTTGAACAAAACAAGAATTAATTATGTCAGCAGGATTTAAGTATGATTTGGTTCCGCCCGTTGAGCAAGAGGAACGTTATGATGTCCAGACAGGTATCCGCAGACGTGGCCCGTTCAAGCTCGACACGCAGAACCTTGTGGTGGGAAGTTTCCTTCCTGTATTTACACCGATTTGTGCGGACTTGAAAAACAAGTTCTCTTATGCGGTAATCAATGTAAGAGTTGTGGAAGCCTATACCACTGGTGAAGAGGCTTTGTCTATCAAAGTAGCCAAGAACTCTTTGGCTTATGTGGGAATGTTTGTCGGAAGCGGCACTAAAGGTGCTGAGGTCGCAGCTATTGACAAATCTAATGCCAACTACGATGTCTTGACTATCAAGGCTGCTTTCGGTGAGAATATCGCCAAAGATACCGTACTTTTCAATGCGGTTGCGGTTGACGGCTTGAAACAGAAGTACGTTGCAAATTCGGCTCTGTTTAACCGGACGAAAGTAGAGGACGGAATTACACTGGTTTCATTGCTTCGTACAGCCGCAGAGATTGAACCTTCAAAACTGGCTATGCCGTTCTCCGAGAACGATAAAGCCAACATGAAGGGATGGTTTGAATTTAACGAGTAAGGAGGTAGGATATGTTTTTAACGATTCAGACATTATTCGATGATGCGAACATTGTTTCCGCTATCATCAGACGTGTAAACCGGACGCGTAAAGATACAATCTATTGGCAGCAGTATCTTACTTTCCGCAGAGTAACTACTCGCGTGTTCAAAGATTATATCGGTTCTGTAACCGGAGTTATGGCAGGTTCCATCAATTCACGTTTTGGCGAAAAGCCCATCCGTGAACGTAGGAACATTGGTTCCGGATATGGTGAGATTGCCTACTTGGGCGATGCTTATCAGATGTCCATCGACCGACTTTCCGAGTTGCAGGATTTAATTGACAAGTTCAATGTAGCTAAACCGGCAGACCAAAAGGCCGCAATGGAAGAGATTGTAAACTTCCTGGCAGATGATTACCGTCAGATTACCCTTGCTGCTCACAAGCGCATGGATATTATTGTTGGTGCCTTGTTGATGCTTGGTGAAGCCACCGTTTACAACAAGGATGCTGCAATAACTTCCGGTCAGACCAATAATAAACTGCTGGAGATTACCCTTCCGTTCAATTTTATCAAGCCGAAAAGTGGAGATGTGGTTGTGGACGGAAAGAACATGTTCATCTCTTACCTGAGAGAGAAACTCCATTCTTTGGCACCGGACTATGGCGTTTATGCCAAGATGATTATGACACGCGCTTCTTTCAACAAGTTCGTGCTCGGTTCATCTGAATTTGGCGAGCAATACAAGATGATTCTCGGCAGCAACGAAATGAAGTTGAGTACGGGATTGGTTTCCTCTTCTTTGGCTTCCGAAGTGTTCACCGGCATCGGTTTGCCGCGTATTGAAATCAAGGAGGACTACGTGAAAGACCAGACGGGAAAGAATGTGCAGATTTACGCGGATAACCGTATTACTCTGTTACCTTCTGACAACATTGGTTATATGCGCCATCATACCCCGTATGAAGCGACAGACCCAGTACAAGGACGTACTTATATCCCGTCAGAGGGGCAGATGCTTATCTCCAACTACCGTGACAAAAACGGTCGCTACATGGAATATACGGCAGAGTGGATTCCGCAGATTTCCAATCCAGATTTGATAACCAATTTCGATTTGAGCGAAATTGCATCCATCCAATCAGCATAAGGGGGTAGGATATGAAAGTAAAGGTTATATCAGTTTTCCGCGACAAGTTCACCGGAAAGTATTATACTCCCGGTGAAGTGATTGAAGTCGGTGAGGAGACCCGTGTGCTGGATATGGAAAGTCGCAGACTTGTCGAAAGGGTTGAGGTGAAAACTCCCGAAGTGAAAACCACTGAAGAAAAGAAGGAGGTGAAAATCTCCCTCTTTGAGAAAGAGTTCGAGAAGAAAACTTTGATTGAGGCTTTGAAGTCCATCGGTGTGCAGGCTTCCGGCAATATGAAAGAGGAAACTCTTTTGGGTAAGGTTGCAGAACTTAATGAAGAATCAACAGCCAAACTGAAAGAAGCATTAGGTATCGAGTAAAAGGATAGGGTAGTGCTTCTACCCTTCCATTGTCTAATTTTATAAATCAGAAAAGAAATGAAGAATTTTATTTTTGCCATGTGTGGCTTTTTAATGATGTCTTTGGTTTCGTTGAGCGTGCAGGCATCAAGTGTGGAATCTTCTAAGTGTGAATACGTGAATCCATCGGTTGATGTTGGTCTGCCAGATATTCAGTTTATCACTTTGGAAACGGCTCTGGCTGATTGTGTTGTACCGACCATGACGCATCCCGTGTTTTTGGTTGCAAATAACCCGGCTATGATGTGTTCGATAAAAGAGGGAATGGCTATTCAAGGGATACGAATTAATGTTCCCAAATGCCCGTTCAGATACATCTATAAATCAAAGTATTGCACGCATTATAGCTATACCGCATATAGTAAACTGATTACATCATATTGATTGATAACAGTCATGAGTAACAAGGAGTTTGTATTAAGCGTATTTGATAAGAATCCCCCGTCTAATCTTGTAGTTGAAAATATACTTTCAAGAACGGGATTGGATGGCGAAGAACCTTTTGCCGAGGAAAATAGGGCAAGATTAGAGGTCGCTTGTGCCAAGCAAATTCCGTGGATGATACAAAATCCATCTTCGGTCAGCGAAAGCGGATTTTCTGTGTCTTGGTCTAATCATGTTGATAGCCTAATGAAATTGTACTCATGGCTGTGTAAACAGTACGGTTTGAAAGACGAACTGGGTAACAAACCTAAAGTGACTTTCTTATGATATTCGCTCCACACATATTGCAGGTAAAAGTTATCACCCCGATGGATAAGGATGAGTTTGGCAGACCTATTCCCGGAACAGGTGGTGAATACTGGCAGGAGGTATGCAAGTGCCGTTGTGATGATAACACTACCAAAGAGTTTTCATCTGATAACGGCTCTGTGTATCGTCCGAATTATCATGTAGTATGTGAGAAAAGAATTACTGTCAAGGCTGGCGATGAAGTACGTTGCATGGATGGTGATGGCGTAAGAGGTCAAGGCGAAGTCTACATGGTAAAGAGTACAAACTACTTTAACTACTCGGAATTATGGATGTAGATTTCGATTTCTCAGATGTCGACTCCTTTTTCGATGAAGGAGAATGGGAGGTCGAAAAGAAGATGATTGATGTAGGCGATGAAGCCGTGAAGTACGCAGAGGAACATGGGGATTATCAAGACCATACACTCACTTTGAGAACGTCCAATGATTACGATGTCGATAAAGACGGTTTGACATTGAAAAACGAAGCGGAATACGCATCATTCGTAGAATCTAAAGGGTATGATGTTTTGAGTAGTGCTGCTTTATTTGCGGAGAAACGATTAAAAGAAGAATTTGAAAAATGAAAAAGTATATTGGTACAAAGTTAGTTCAGGCTACACCTGCAATTCGCAAGGGTGGTAAGGTATATCTGCCCACTGATGCTATTCCAAGAACTATGGAACAAGTGGAAGAAGGATACAAGGTGGTATACGAAGACGGCTACGAGAGTTGGTCGCCTAAAGATGTGTTTGAAAAGGCATACAAGGTGGCTGAAACATTCAAAGACCGCTTACTTATCGAACGGCAGGATTTGGCTGAAAGATTTAGTAAACTGTGTGCTTTTGTAGACACTCCCAAGTTTAAAGAAGTTGTAAAAGACGAACACCAACGTGATTTGCTTCTGCAACAGCGCGATTATATGGGTGAGTATCTGAACATTCTCAACCAACGTATCGAAGCATTAGTATGATAGTAACTACCGACATAGGAAACATTCTCTACCGGGACTGCAAGGCTTTCGGAATAAGCATAGTACCCAACGGGGAAACGCTG